CTTAATTATGTTTTATTGTGCCTACCGAGTGCCTTAGTCAGCCCGTACTTGCGTATATCTCCACTAAAGAGACTCAGCTCCATAGCCTTCTTTTCGTTAGTTACAACAATTCCGTGTCTATCTAAGTAGTATGGACAATCAATAAAATTGTCCATCCATATGATAGTATTAGTTGTAATGTCAAAATCCTTTGGATATGGGATCTTGTATATAGTAAGTTCAATGTCTTCAGTAATGAACCTATACCCTTCGTCGGTTAATCGAAGTCCGCCTGTGTCTTTTACACGAGTGTTCTTCCACCAAATAGGCATGTATTCTTTAATAGCAAGCTCGCCCGTGCTTTTGCCAGCTTGTTTAAGAAATATTTTAGTATACGTTTCTTTCCAGTTCATTCGGTTACTGTTTCGCCAGCAGTAAGTTTTATTACAGTAAACTCATCGCTATCAAATAAATTGTTTAATTTTTTTGCTAGATTAAGTGCATGTCCTGGATTTGAAAAACTAGTCTTCTTATACTTAGGTCCCGGATAGCTTGTTAGCAAATTAGCACTTTTAAGATTAAACGGTTGACTTTGATAGAACACTGCCCAAATTGCATCAGACTGTAATACTTGTTCTGTCTTATAGGTCTTTTTATCTACGAACTCTTTTAGTACTGTTGGCTTTGGTCTTGACATATGCGTAATTTCCTTTAATTAACTACGCATATATTTATCTCTTTTTACACTTCTAGGTGAGGTAAAGCAATATTAAATGCCATACTAAGGCGATCTTCTTGACTGTTGTTATCTTCAACATAGTGCATAAGCCAAGAAGGGAATATAATTAACTTACCTGGTTCGGGCTCAATGTGCCATTTGTTAGCATTAAAATAGCCCGGAGTGCCTACATGCATATACGTTAGTGTGTGTTCAAGTCCTGTAAAAGGTGCCATAAGAGTAAGTGATCCTGCACCTACTGTTGCCTTAGGATAGTACACTACGCTCAAAAAGTAATTACTATGCATGTGTGGTGAAGTAGATGGCAACACTTGATTACTACTAGGCTCGTATATATTTGCCCAGTAATTTTTTATAGTAATATCTAGTTCTTCTTTAACACCCATGGCGTTTTTAACCGTAAGTGCTCTGTCGATAATCTCTGCTTTTAATTTACCTAACGGAGTGCTATCTAAATGATCTAATGGTAAACGCCCACTAGACCAGTTGCCTGGATAGTCATTGCCCTTACGCAAGTCGTAGCAATAGTTAATAATAGCATCGTTGTCCACGACATCGTTTAGTTGATCAGTTAATGTTAAGCTAGAAAATAGTCCTTCTAGCTTTACCATGAATGGCCGCCGTCCATGTTAATTGATATAATATCATCGGCTCCGCTATTTTTACGTGCAAGTATCTGTTCAAGGTCGCCATTTAATCTTGCCATTACTTCACCTAGTGTAAATGCAAGACGTTTAGCTTGATCAACATTTAACTTTATTTCTCGCTGATTACTTGCATCTGCGCTTTTTACTTGTTGGATAAACTGCTGTATAGGATTAGTGTTTAATGGTTCAACGGTTGACAAGGCTTAACTCCTGACGCATTTCAATTTCAGTCTTAAATGGACCTTTAGTTGTGTAACGTTCAACAGTAATAAGTTTAGGGCAAAAACTCTTAACCCAGCCTTTGTCGAACTTAATAATATAGTAACCTGCTGCATACAAACTTTTACTTTTGTCACTCTTTGTAAACAGTGGTAGCTTACGCTTTACATCAAACATAGGATTGTATGGTGTACTGTTAGTTGTATAACCGTGTATTTCTTTTGCAACTGTTTCGGTAATGTCTAACTCAGTCCAGCTTATTTTCTTATCAAGTGCGCTAGTAAGTTCTTTTTCAGTATGATACATTTGCGTACCTGAAGGTGTACTTAGGATATATTGTTCTTCATTTAAACTAATGGTGCCAAACTTTACACCTCGATTGTCTTCTACAATCCAAAACTTATTCTTTAAAATTTCTTTTGCGTTCATATTGCTAACCTCGTTAATGCTTGATCGTTAACATTGCCCTTAACAAACGTGTTAAAGCTCAATGTAATTCTTGGAGTAGTGCCTGTATATGGAGTTACAAAGTGTTCGACACTAGATGGAAATAATAGCATTTCTCCGTTAGATGGCGGTATTGACCAACTCTTGCTATTATATAAGTTTGATTCCTTAATATCAAGTTCAATTGTTTCGTACTTACTTGTGATAAACGATGTGTCACCGCCTTGATCTTCTTCACTTGCAATGTATACAATGCCTGATACTATTGAATTAGGATGCCAATGTCTGTGATGTACTTCGTCTTTTGCTGTACTATTAAACCAAGACTCAGTAATATAAATCTCCGTAGAGTCTGTTACTGACATCATATTATAAAAGTATTCACGAACACCTTTCATACATTCTTCTTTAAGATTTAAGAAAGGTTCCTGTTCTAGAACGTTTTGACTTTGGCTAATACTGTTATTATAGTTTGGGCCCCACACTACACTGCTTAGATCCAATCCCGTTAAATCTACAGGATGCTTCATAACTGGATTAGAAAATAGCGGAAATACATCTATCATTTCGGATACCTTGCTGCTAATGACGGTGCGTAGTATTGTGCCTGATCTGCAACTCGTTGCATATCCCACTTTGCACAAAACTTCATAAGACGCATGCCTACTTGTGTAATCTGTTTAGGCTCTACATCTGCAATAGTTGTGTCAATAATCTCTCTAATGTCTGTAGGCTGTGCAGTTAAATCACACAGTACAACATTGCGATTGTAGTCATCGAGTACACGGTGCTCTACACCTTCATGATCAGTCCAACGCTGTAGCATCATGTTATTCCAGTTAAAGCCTTTTGTGTTCTTATCATCGTATGCTTCAATAAGTCCAACTTTATTCTTAGTACCTTTCTTACGTACACCTGGATACGCACTAAACACGTTATCACTAGTGTCACCACGCATGCACTTTTCAAACAACATAAAGTCAGGCTGCGGAGCAGGCTTTGCTTCTTTAGTCTTCTTATCAATAATAGGTGCTAGCTTCTTGTCGTCAAAGTAGCCTTCGTGTGTAATAATAGTATTACTTACACCATTGTATTGTTTTACATTAGGACTAATTAGCTGTGCAAAGTCGCCATCAGTACTAATAATAACATGTTTATCATCAGGATGTGATTGTACCCAACCTGCAATAAGATCATCAGCTTCAAGTTGCTTGTGTTGAATAACAGTACAGTTAGTCTTCTCTGTCATAAAGTTCTTAAACTCGTCAAAGATCTCCCAAAACGCTGTATCTTCTTCACTCTCAGTAACTGTCATCTTATCACGAGCAACCTTGCGGTTACGCTTGTAAGGCTCGTAATAGTCTTTGCGCCAGCTACGCCCTTCTAAACAGATCACAACATGATCACCGTTAAAGTCTTGCCATGCCTTCTTAATACTGTTTAATGTAATATGTAGAGCCATACCGACCTTAGTGTCGATGTCACCGCGTACTACGTGCCTTGCACGAAAGAATGTATTAGCTGTGTCTACTAGAATGTAAGTTGCCATTAGTTTGCCTTTATGTAATTTATAGTATTATTATAGCACCAGATCTGGCTTTTGTCAATCATTAAGATACTTCACTTTTGGTCTTGTCCATAGGCACTACTTTAATGTATCCCATTTCTCTTGCAGTCTCTAGACCTTCATCACCTAAAATTTGCATAGCAATAGTTCTAAACCAACTATCTACAATTTGCTCATTAGTTTCGCCGCTATAGCCTGCATCAAGTAGTTCTTCAATAAACTGATTATTCCAATCGAGCTCAAAGAATCCGTTCTTAATGTCATCAGGATTAATCTGCGTATCTAATACAGCAACCCATGCTTCGCCTTTCTTAGTAGCTTCTTGCTTTTCTTTTTCAAGTATTGCTCTACGTTCATCTTCAGAAGTTGATGTAACAGTTTCATCCGTTACCTCCTCTGCTGCTTTCTTACCTGTTAACTTATCAAACCATTTCATATTAATCCTTCCCGTCTTAGTTTATCGTCTAATGCTTCTTTATCAATTGTAGCTGTCATTGCTCGTTTGTGTTGCTTGTTTGTGTACTGTCTAAGTTCCCCAGGCATTTCCGAATAAGCTGATGTGTAGTCTAGGGGTGAATCGCCATCCTTTTTCCATACAAACTTCTGCAACTTCTTTAACGTTAAGGACATACTCTTCCGAGCGTCCCCCAAGCGGCATACAATATACTGGACACTCAACGCCGACATCACGATATGCTTGCACAGCCCTACCAGCTTCATCAATATCTGAACGATCAGCAACAACAAATTTGAGATAAAGATCGCTGCCATCAACAGTGGAATAGTTAAGAGCGACATCAGGCTTAATAGCATCCATCCAAGATTCTCCGCTAACGGATAGCTTAGGCGAACAACTCCACGTGACAGTAATTCTGTCGCTATCGTTGAGATAGTTGTATAAGTCGTTGTGTAATACTTGTGTAGTGTTTGTTTCAAATGTGACATTTTTTAAATCCTTCATGCGCGGATGTTCAAACAGCTCTACATAAAGCCGTTGCCACGCTAACAACGGTTCACCACCTGTCATAATTAAATGGATATCTTGTCCATTATCCATTGTCCACTTACCTTCTGGAGTAAGCGACAATAAGTGTTCAACTACTTCTTCAACTTCTGCAAGTTTGTTAAAGTCTTTAAACTCAGGATAGATACTTGCATAAGTGTCACACCCTGTATGAATGATAGGCAAGTCTGTAAACTTTTCAGTCTTTGCAATAATGCCACTGTCTAGTAAGTCTAATACTTCTTGATTGTATCGTTGCCCTGCTTCATGCTTCTCAGCACGACTTGGTTCATCCTTGCCAAGTCCAAAGTTCATGCATCGAAAGTTACAACCGAAGGTACGCAAGAACACACTAGGCACTCCTACAAACTTACCTTCACCCTGTACGCTATAAAATGCTTCTGAGTATCTTAGTTTCATCATAGTCTCCTTAAAACTTAATTATAACAGAAGCTACGATAATAATCAACAAAATAGTTGGTACTTCGTTTGCAATACGTAATTGCTTGCCTGTTAGTTTATTGTTGCCGCCTATAAAGTTTTTACGCTGTTTACTTAACCAACCATGAAACCCAAACATAAAGAAGACGCTTACTAGTTTTACATAAATCCAAGCTGATGTCCAATCAATAAACCCAAAGCTAATTAATACTATGCCTGAAACCAATGTAGCAAACATAGCAGGCATCATAATAACTCTTATTAGTTTAACTTCCATTAACTGAAAAACACTGTCTAGTTTATCACCTGGCTTTGATTGTTCTGCATGATATACCATTACTCGTGGTAGATAAAATAAACCAGCCATCCAAGATATAACAGCAAGGATATGTACAATTAATGTAATTTCATAATACATCATCGTGCAAACTCCTGTTGCAATTTAATGTTGTCGAAGAACTCTTTCTTTGTACTCATGTCAGTCTTAAAGCTACCTTCAAGCACAGTTGTTTGTGTAAGACTGCTAGTTGCCATAATACCACGATTCTCACAACAGCCGTGTGTTGCTTGAATGTACACACCTAAGTGTTCTGCTCCGGTTGCTGCTTTAATTTCTCGTGCAATATCATTTGCAAGTTCTTCTTGTAGTGTGCCACGTCTAGCACACCATTGCGCAATACGGGTGTACTTAGACAGACCAATTAGTTTGTCTGCTGCAATAATACCAATGTATGCAATGCCTGCTACTGGCTGGTGATGGTGCGAACACATGCTCTTTAGTTCACTACGTACTACTAGCATACCTGCATATCGATCATCACTATCATTAGGAAATGCTGTTGCACTAGGCGCTGTATCGTAGCGTCCTGCCATAATTTCGTTGTAGTACATTTTAGCAAGACGCTTTGCAGTGCCTTTGCTATTAGGGTCATTATACCGATCAATTAATAATGCGTCTAATACGCCTTCAAAAGCAATTGCTGCTTCGTCAATAAGAATGTCCTTATCACCTTCTTGCAACACTTCACTAATGTTGTCGCCAGCCCAGTAACGCATTTCTGCTTGTACTAGGCGGGCTTTTACTTCTTCACTTTTACTCATATGTTTCTCCGATGTTTAGGCAGTGGATTGCCAATATTAATAATATTATACAGTATATTTAGGTAAATGTCAAGTACTAAAATATTTTGTTAACATTTCTAAACGGTCATCTGCTTCAGCCATCTTATCAAGCTCTGCTTGAACAGCTTCCATCACATCACTGTGTTCGCCGATACCGGCTGGGTTAGTTAAGTACACTTCAATATTTGCTCTATGCAATGCAAGTGCGCCTTCGGCATGCTTCCGTGCAGCCTCAATCATCATACTACGCATGGTAGTTTCCTTTCTCTGGTATAACGTGACGTACTCCGCCACGTGGATCTTCCATATCACCATCACGGCGTGGAATTAGATGGACGTGTGGGTAATCAACTGTTTGTCCAGCAGCTTTACCTACATTCTGTCCAATGTTGAACGCATCACAATATCCGCGTTCAACCCAATCGTAGCCCCATTTGTATGCAGCTTCGAAACAAATCGTTAGTCCTTTCCAGTTCTCTTGTTTAGGAACAAAAAGAACATGCCCTTCTGTAACTGGAAAGCCATCTTTATAAACTGTATATTCTTTCGTATCAATTAATAGTTCGGTCCAAGGTTTAGTACTCACTTACATTCTCCCAAGGATAAACTAACCATACGTCTTCTTCTGCTTTGTTAACTTCGTGACAGGAATATCTCACACCATCAAAGTTACTAGATAAATTTTCAGTTAGTGTAGCAAATCTCACATTAGCTTGATCACCATTCCATACACTCTTCCAGGCATCGTGTTCCATTGGCATACAGCCTGATGGCCAATCTTCTTTAATCCAGTTAAACGTAGCACCAGTGTCATTAATGTCATCTACAATAAGAATCTTTTGACGCTTAAAGTTATCCCAACGACATCCAACTACTGTCTGCTCTTCTTCACCCACATAACCAAACGCATCTTCCGCCATCCAAA